TTTGACGGATCTCTGAAGCCCCATCTCGAAGAGATGGTTACGCAGGGAAACCGTCGAAGCAACAGCGTCTGCCTGCCGCTTTGTCTCGGGAAAGACGGAACGAACGCGAACGGGTGTAACCCACTCACCGTCGTAGAAGTCTCCCCCGCAAGACTCACGGAACTTACCGTTCCAGAAAGACTTGGACCGATTAACCTTGAGACCATAGGCCTCAAGCCGGTCAGACAAAGACTGAGCCATGGCTACGGGGACGATTAAATCGTCTCCATAGACGCGCACCTGGCCGACAAGGGCTTCACGGTCCTTGGCGGTAAACTGGTGACCTTGACTCTCTGCCCAGACCTCAGCGATGATGGTAAGAAACACCATCGCTTCAATCGGAAAGCAGAGGGCCGAACCCATGGACGCGAACTTGGACAGGGAGATAATCCCATGCCCAAGTACATCTGCATTCGTCGACCTACAGCCCTGAACCGCTCCTGAAAGGAACGGTACACGACGAAGTAAGGCGAGTACGAGCAGATTCGAGACACGATCGGATGCTTCACTCAAATCGAGTGTAGCAAGGTTCCCCAAAAGAGAACCTTCTAGGGCCAACTCCTGATTAGGGAGCTGATCCGTGAATCCGATGAGAGCGGAGAGGGTGTCATGTCCCTCCAACTCTCTCATGAAGGCTTGCGAAAGAGCCTGCTGTGCATATTGCATGCACGTAGGCTCCATCGCAATCACACGAGGTGTCTTGAGAGTCTTGGGGACGAGAATAACCTTCACAGGCTTCTCCTCCCCGGGTTCGAGGAACTTGATGCCATCCAAACTCTGCCAATGACGCCAGTTAGGGAGTAGATACTCTCCAGCGGGCATGAAAGGCTCGAGACGGATGGGCCACTCAGACTGAAGGTACTTACCGTTGCCGGTAAGCCTGTCTGCAGTGGAACCAGGGCCATGGCGGGGGACTAAGTCCCCAGCGTCCAAGTCGGATTCAATCCGCATAAGGACGTCGCCAAACAAAGCCCATGCAGTCCTGATAAACGAGGCCTCGCGGTCCCGGATCTCAGGCTCAGCATCAGCAAGTTCCTGCTCACACTCGACATACCTAGCCATGGCAGAAGTCTTGCGCTCGTAAGAGCACTCGACTTCAATCTTCGCGAATGCGTGGCAGTACTGCCGCACACAGCGAATAGCCAACACGCTAGGTGTGTCAAGAAGAGCACCAGTACGACGATCGAACACAAGGCGAAGGAAACCTCCGAGAAATCGGGGGAGACCGCCACTTCGAGAGAAACTCTTGAAGAGGTCGTCGCTTACCTGGCCAAGCTCGAGACTTCTTTCGAAGTCTTTTGCAAAACCAGGCAGGGTTATCGTTAGAAACGATACACCCTCGTGTTCAATACGATTCTGGGCCGTTTTGCGGTCCAGAATGGTGCAGACTCCACACCACTCCCCGAGATCTTCGAGGAGCACATGCGAGAACGCGATCTGGCTTTTCACCAAGCCTCCATCAAGTGGGGGTTGTTGGATCCACAGCCATGCTTTGTCACGCTAGAGAGGTATTGCTACCTAACTAGCGCGACGGCGACCTCTGCTATTGCGAGCTGAAGCCCACAATAGCAGACCCACCATCGCCATCCCAATCGGGGTGGCGACGAGAAATCCGATGACGACAACTCCAAGGAGAATGCCGTCAACGGAGATCAAGACTCTCCAC